CAATGCCACCAGAGCCAGAAGGAAAAGGAATACAGAAATTAGCCAAAGAATCAAGACAAACCGTTATCGATATGGGCTTTGACCCAGAAAGAGTAGCATCTGCTAAAAAAGGCGGAGCTTTTGGTAAGGGCGGTTTTGCAGAAGGCGGAATTATTAAAGGTTTTACTAAAGGGAGACAGTTTTAGATGTTTCACGTGAAACTTACAAAAATATTTGTTTTAATATTTATTTCATTACCAGTTTTTGGTTATGATACTAATATACCGAGGATTAACGACAAAATTATTGTTCCGTTAGAAAGTGGTTATGTTATTCCTCGCATAACGGATTTAGATAATATACCTTTTAGACAGTATTATTATGAGTCTGATAGGGAAAATGTTGTCATACCGCAAGATAGAATAGTTGAACCTTGTTTTAATATTTTAATGGATAATTAGATGGTACGCAGAACGCAAATGCAAAAACAAATGAATTTGTCCTCTACTGAAGCTGATAAGTTATTAAAAAAAGCTAGAGAGATGAATGAAAAACAATTTAATTTAGGTGGTGCAGGTATGAAAGACGATGCTATGAAAAAGGTAATTATTACCAAAAAAACTATAGAACTTGACCCGTCAGAGGATATGCAAATGGCAGAGGGAATGAAAATGGCTGATGGTGGTTTTGCTGAATCAGATAGAAAGACGTTAGTTCAAGACGGTGATTCTGAGGGTATGCGTGGCACAGGAGCTATGATAAAAGGAACAGAATTCAGAGGAGTATTCTAAGATGCCAGGTTTAAAAGAGGGTATAGAACAAATTAAAATGAAAGAAGGCGGTAAGGCCACTGAATTTGGTAAGGCTTTTGCTAAAGCTAGAAAAGATTTTATAAATAAAAAAATAGATCCTAAAACTGGTAAACCTGCAAAAGCAAATTTTATGTTTAAAGGAAAAAGGTATAACGTACAAACTAAAGAAGATCGAAGACTTTATAATAGAAGTGCGCCTAAAGGTCTGACCAAAAAACAAGCACAAAACTTGGGATTGACTGGTAAGAAAATAAGAGAAAAATTTTCTGGTGTAAAATCTGACATTAAAGCGGCAGGTGCTCGTAAAGCCGCTGATGTAAAATCAGAAGAAGCTAAAATAAAAAAAGCAAAAACTGTTGTTAGCACAGCATTAGGAGCTACAGCTCCAGTTGCAAGAGCACTTACAGCCACTACAAAAACTTCTGGGGCAATAGCACGAGCAGCTAAAGACGTTACAAAAACTGTTAAAGATGTATCAGCAGTTGCTAGAGGAAAAACAAAAGAAGTGGGAAAAGGTCGTCAACTAACAAGAGATAAAAAAGGCCGAGTTAGTGAGGTTTCTAAGAAAAATATTGCTCGTGGTCAAACTATCCGTAAAAAAGCTAAAGATGCAAAAAAAATTGTAGGTAAAAAACTTACAGATGCAAAAAAACTTGCGGCTACTACTACTAGGATAGGGTTAAGAAAAGGACGAAGAACTGGTGAAGCTATTACTGTCAAAGCACCATTAAAAAGAAAAGGTAAAGTTATTACAGATGCAAAAGGCAAACCAAGAGTTACAAAACAAATATCTGGTATTTCTAAAAAAACTATTGAAAAAGGTAGAAAGATAAGAAAAGGTGCTTTAACTGGAGCTGGAACAGCAGCTCCTACGTTAGTAGCAAAAGCCGAAAGAGAAGAACAAGCTCAAAAAATGAGAGCAGGTGGAACTTTTAAAGGGAGTTTTTAATATGTCAATAACATTCAAAAAAACAAAAAAACGGTTTGAAAAGTTACGAGAAGAGAGAAAGCAGCGAGATAAAGCAAAAACAACAGCAAAAACAACAGCAAAAACAACAGCAAAAACTCCAACGACTACAAAGAAAAAAAGCGGGTTGTCGGATTTTGAAAAAGCGTTTGCTACGGCTAGAAGAAATTTTATTGGTAAAAAAACAGATCCCAAGACTGGCAAACCAGCAAAAGCAACCTTTATGTTTAAGGGCAAAAGGTATAATGTTCAAACTAAAGAAGATAGAGCAAAAGTTATTAGTAAAGTACCTTCAGGAGCCAAGCGAGGTTCAGGTACTATAAAATCAACTAAAGCAGCTACAGCTACAACTAAACCAACTACAACAACTAAAGCAGCCGCATCTACTACTAAACCAACTACAACTACAACTACAACAACTAAAGCAGCTACATCTACAGTTAAAAAAGATAAACCAACTCGAGGATCTGGTGTTAAAAAAATTGGATTACAAGAGGCCCAAAGAATTGGATTGACTGGCACACAACTAAGAACAGGTGTAGAAGATCAAAAAAGGGAAATTGCAAAACGAACTGAATTTGATGCGAGGGCAAAACAAGTAGAACAAGCTAAAAGAGATCGTGCAAAAAGTTTACTCGACCCTTTATTTACTTTAGGAAGTAGAGGAAAAAATTTGTTAAATATGAAAACAATGGTGTTAGATCGACTTGGGTCAACTAAAAAATTAAGTGGCCCACCAAAAGCGTTACCACGGCCTCGAGGTATGGCAAAAGGTGGAAGTTATTTTAAAGGTACTTTTTAATAAACTATGGAAGATCCAACTACTTTTTCGTATCATGTGCTCAAAGCCCTTAGGGAGCGCATTGAATTAGTAGAGCAAAATATATTAGAGGGCAGTACAAAAGATTATGCTAGTTATCAAAAACTTGTAGGTGAGTTAACTGGTTTAAGATTTTGCGAAGGTGAAATAAGAGATATTTTAAAAAAGATAGAGGTTGAATAATGTTATACGTTCCAGATCATGTTGCAAAAGAAGAGAAAGAAAAGCAAACATCATTATCGGACGCTTATGTAAATAAAGAAGAAAAAGTTTTAGATCCACAATTAATAGATAAAAAACTTACTGAAAGATTACCACAACCTACGGGGTGGCGCATATTAGTTATGCCATACCAAGGTCGTGCCAAAAGCGATGGGGGTATTGCTATCCCAGATGCTGTTAGAACTCGAGAAGCATTAGCTACGGTTGTAGCTTATGTTTTAAAAGTAGGACCACTGGCTTATCAGGATATTGCTAAATTTGGTGAAGATTCTGAAAAAGCATGGTGCAAGGAAGGTGATTGGGTTTGTATTGGTCGTTATGCTGGTGCTCGTTTTCGCATAGAAGGCGGTGAAGTCAGAATAATTAATGATGATGAGGTAATAGCTACTATATTAGAACCTGATGATATACAACACGTTTAATTAAAAAAGGACAATCAACGTGCAAGATGAAAAACCAATAGAAGTTGGCGACAGTGAAGAAACTGCGGTCGATGTTGACTTAGAAGAAAAAAAGGTAGTGGATGATAATAAACAAGCAGAGCTTAAATTAGAAACCACTGATGATAAAAAAGAAGATGAATTAGAACAATACAGTGACAATGTAAAGTCACGTATTAACAAGCTAACTCATCGTTATAGAGAAGAGGAGCGTCAAAAACAAGAAGCAATAAATTTTGCTGAAAATGTTAAAAAGCGTAACGAAGAGCTTGAAAAGAGGTTAGAAAGACTTGATCAAGGTTATCAAGAAGAGTTTAATACTCGAGTACAGTCTCAATTAGATGTAGCTAAAAAAGTATTACGTGATGCACATGAGTCAGGTGATGTAGATAAAATAGTTGAAGCACAAGAAGCATTAGCTAATTTATCTGTTGACAAAGTGCGTTTAGCTACCGCTAAAAAACAAGCAGAGGATACTGCGGCACAAACAGCCGAAGCTGATCCTGTTGCAACGCAACAAGCTCAACCTCAACAACCACAAAAATCTATGCAACAGGTTTTTGAACAGGAACCATTATTGAAAGATTGGGTACAAAAAAATGATTGGTTTGGTAAAGATGAGGTAATGACATACGCTGCTAGACTTATTGACGACAGATTGGTCAATCAAGAAGGATTTGACCCGATGAGCGATGAGTATTATGCTGAGATAGATAAACGAATGGCTGCGGAGTTTCCGCATAAGTTCAATAAAAACGTGGCAAGCAGGAAGGTGGCATCTGCCGAATCTTCCGCATCACGCAGAAAGGGTGGACAAAAAACAGTTCGTCTAACCCCTTCACAGGTAGCGATAGCGAAACGATTAAATGTTCCTCTTGAGGAATATGCAAAATACGTGTAGGAGTTAGATAATGACAGAACAAAACGAGAACACAACTCGCCAAACAACTAGAAGTAGAACTTCACGAAACAGTGAAACCCGAAAAAGGGAGTCTCGAAGACAACCTTGGAGGCCACCTTCAGCTCTTGAAGCACCTCCAGCACCAGAGGGTTACAAGCATCGTTGGATTCGTGCAGAAGTTATGGGCTTTGATGATAGAAAGAACATATCTGCAAGAATGCGCGAAGGATGGGACTTAGTTAGAGCTGAGGATTATCCTGAATTTGATGCTCCAACCATTGAGGATGGGAAACACGCAGGAGTGATTGGTGTAGGAGGTTTACTACTAGCAAGAGTGCCTATTGACATTGTGGATGAACGCAATGCTTATTTTCGGGGAATGACCCGCGATCAGATGACTGCTGTTGATAACGATTTAGCGCGAGAACAGCACCCAGCAATGCCTATCAGTAAACCTGATCGGCAAACAAGTGTAACATTTGGAGGCCCCCGTAAAGAGGAGGGCTAGGAGATAATAAATTATGGCTAATATAAACGGAGCTTTTGGTCTTCGTCCTATCGCTAAGTTAGGGCAAGGATCTAATTCTACTGGTTTTACAGGCTATACTCCTTATGAAATTGCATCTGATAACTCGAATCGAATTTACCAAGGTATGCCAGTAATTCCTTTAAGCACAGGTTTTATCGACCGTGTAGGAGCTGCGGCAGGTGGTTCGGTTAGTTTAGTAGGTGCTTTCATGGGTTGTGAGTTTGTATCTAGTACAACTGGTAAAGTTGTATTTTCTAATAACTGGCCTGGTTCAGGTGCTGATAGTAATCACCCTGTAAAGGCTTTTGTTGCAGATGACCCTAATCAATTATTTTTGATTGCGTCTGATGCTTCACTAACTAGTGAAGCAACTACAAGGGCTGCTGTATTTGCTAATGCCAACTTTTCAAGTGGTCAAAGCGGAGATAATACTACTGGTATGTCCTCGGCTGCATTAGCGGTTAGCACTATTGCAACGACTAATTCACTGCATCTGAGAATTATGGGTTGGCAAGAGGACCCATCAAATGCTGACTTTGCATCCGCAGGTATAGGACTTATTGTGCGTTTAAACAATAGTTTCAACGCTCCTACTGGTTCTATTGCTGCTGGAACACCATCAACTACTGGCGTATAAGGAGGTTAAAACATGGCTATTAGTAGAGCACAATTAGCGAAAGAGCTAGAGCCTGGCCTCAATGCCCTTTTTGGGATGGAGTACGCTAGGTATGACGATGAACACGCAGAAATCTATGAAACAGAGTCTTCAGACAGAGCGTTTGAAGAAGAAGTGATGCTTACAGGTTTTGGGTCTGCACCCGTTAAATCTGAAGGTGCCGCTGTTACATTTGATGATGCACAAGAGGCTTTCACAGCACGATACACACATGAGACTATTTCTCTTGCTTTCTCAATCACTGAAGAAGCGATAGAAGATAATCTTTATGATCGTCTTGCAAGCCGCTATACCAAAGCATTAGCTAGAAGTATGGCACACACTAAACAAGTAAAGTCTGCTGCGGTATTAAATAACGCATTCGATAGTACTATTACAGGTGGAGATGGGAAAGAGCTTTGTGCTACAGACCACCCTCTAACTAACGGTAATACTTTTCGAAATGAGTTAAGCACGGCTGCTGACTTGAACGAAACAAGTTTAGAAAACTCTTTAATTGACATTTCTGCGTTCGTAGATGAGCGTGGACTTAAAGTGTCGGTAAGAGGCACTAAACTTATTGTACCACCTGCGTTACAGTTCGTTGCAGATAGATTGTTAGAATCTACTCTACGACCAGGAAC